CATGTGAACTAGTATAACATTGGAGACATATTATGTCAATTGATTTAACAACCTTGATAGATTGTTCAGCTATAAATATATCAAATACTACCTATAATCATAGTATCCATTTTAAGAAGCTAGATAAAAATGCTATAGCTCCATCTAAGGCTAATCATACAGATGCTGGCTATGATTTATATGCCCTAGAGGATTGCATAATACCATCACAGAATAGATTGATGATTAAAACTGGAATATCTATGGCAATTCCAGATGGCTATGTTGGTTTAATATGGCCTAGATCTGGATTGGCTGTTAAGCACGGGCTTGATACTATGGCTGGAGTGGTTGATAGTGGTTATCGTGGCGAAGTGTGTGTTGTGTTACAAAATCATGGATATGAACCATATAATGTTAAGGCTGGGGATAGAATAGCACAAATATTATTTCAATCTATTTTATCTGTACAAATGATAGAGACTGAGGAATTAAATAATTCTGACAGAGGACAGTCTGGTTTTGGCAGTAGCGGAAATTAAATATGTCTCAAAATAGAGTTTTCTATGCCTGTCAGGCTGTACTGTATAGAAAACGAAATACTAAATCTGGTGGAACTTATGCATACTTAGATGGCGCTCAGTCAGTTGGCGTAAGTAGCACTAGCGAATCTTCATCTATAGTAGACATTGGTAGATTTCAAAGAAGGTTTCGTTTTGAAAATAAGAACCGTACTCATGAAATTAATATTTCTAGAATAATACCAAGGGGTGGACAATTATTCTACTATGATGAAAGTTCTAGTACTAATTATAATCAGTGTCATCTACTATCTAATACAAATCTAGGATGTCAAGGATCAGACACATATACTAATAGTAGTGGATTAAAAAATTATGATATTATAATAGTATATGGAGAAGATGATGTATCTTTAATACAAGATAGTGCAACACTGACAAAAGTGTCATATAAAAATTGCCTACTAACAAATATATCATATGATATTGGTGTTGATCAAATCACAGAAACAATTACACTTATTAGTAATATTGTAAAATATGATGATGGCGATATTGATGCTTTACCCGATTCAGCTCAAGATGGAGATATTCTAAAAAGACAGCATATTAAAATGTCTTCTACTATCTTGCCAGAAGAAGCCAATCAAATTTTTAAATTGAATAGTCCACTATCTATAGACAATAAAGATGTATTTGGTTTACAGTCAATACAAATTGAAGCTACAATAGATTATACAGAACTAAATGATATTGGTATTTGGAGAGGGGCAAATGATGAAACAGATGTCAATCTCTGGAAGTTTGTGAACTTACCAATCAGTATAACCTGTTCATTGGTAGGTGTTATTAGAAGTATATACCTATATCAAGATATATTGCGCTTAGATAAAACATTCGAAGAAAACAAACAAATAAAAATTGTAGCTGATGCTTTAGGCAGTCAATATTTTGTGTGGGATTTAGGGACGAAAAACTACCTAGATAATATCTCTACTTCTGGTGGAGATACCGGTGGAGGTAATGTGGAACTAACACTGTCATATAAAAATGATTATAGTGATTTAGTACAATACAAAGGTGCTACTATTCGTTCAATCTCAAACACTGGGCCATATTAAAATGAGAAAAAAAAGAACAACAGATTCTAATAAAGAAAAAAAGCCACCATTAAGAAAAGTATTCAAACCTAAAACACAAAATCAAGTAGACTATATTAGAACAATGTCTGAATGCGATATAACTTTTTGCGTAGGACCAGCTGGTAGTGGTAAAACAGCTGTGGCCGTTGGATTGGCATGTGAATATTTACTAACTAATAGAATTGAGAAAATTATTATTACTAGACCTGTTGTAGAATCTGGTCGTGGTTTAGGATATTTGCCGGGAACATTAACAGAAAAGGTATTACCATACTTAATACCCACGTTGGAAGAAATGAAACTATATTTAAGTACTGACACATTTAATAATTACAAGAATACCAATGCCATAGAATTATGTCCACTAGAATATATGAGAGGAAGAAATTTTCATAATTCATTTATGATATTAGATGAAGCACAAAATGCTACATATGAACAGATAAAAATGTTCTTAACAAGAATTGGAACACAATCTAAAGCGGTAATTAATGGCGATATCACACAAACGGATTTGAACGAACAGTCTGACGGCGGTTTAGATGACTGCATAGAAAGACTTAGGGGCGTTGAAGGTGTTGGGATATGTAAACTATCATCAGAGGATATTGTAAGAAATAAAATTATTGCTAGAATTATTGCCAGACTTTAGTATGTTGTGTGTTTTTTGATTATGATCTATCTATAATGAAGGACAAAGGAAGGTTACGGAGAGCTATATGCCAACATACGATTTTGAGTGTGAGCCATGTGCGTTTTATATAGAAATTAAACAGGGATTTAATGATCCCTCTACTCATACTTGCCCAATCTGTGGAAAAGAAACATTAGTTAAAGTTTTTATTAATCCACCAGCAATCATGATAAGGGGAGAACCTGTAACAATTGCACAACTAGCAGATAGAAATACTCAAAAAATGGGAAAATATGAGTTACAAGATAAGAATGCTAAAAATAATATTCATCAAGCGTCAGAAATCACAGAACAACGTAAACTTAATAGAAGAATTAATAAAATGACCCAACAAGAAAAAGTACGTTGGATTAAAGATGGTGACTGATGAATCATAATTTGAGTAATAGAAAAGAACACCCACATCATGTCACTATTACAATGAAAATTGATATTAGAAAGATATTACCAGATGGAACGCTTGATCAACAAGTATTAGGAAATAAACTTCTATCTGATTATGGTATATCAAATAAAGCACAATTTTATTTTTCTGCCGTGTCAGAGGCAGAAGCAATTAAATATCTTAAACAAAAATTGGAGAGATTAAATGGCTAGGTGGGAAAATGAAGATGTAAGTGATCTAAATTTACCAGATCCAGTACATCTTGTCAGGACTTTCTTTGACAAAAACGCCAAAGAGACTAATAATGAAGAAGTAGCATTCGCCAAAAAAACAATTAATGACGATAAAGAATTATATTATATTAAATATGCGCGTGGAGAGATTATAGATCCACATCATATAGATAGTAGCATACGCAATACTACATATCCAAAAATATTCAAAAAGGTTAATAAACAGGCATTCGATTCATATATAAAATTTCTTCAAACAAAAAATCGTTTATACTTTACAATGGCAAGAAGAATAGTAATGGAGCAAATATAATGAGAAAAGGACCACTATCTAAAGCAGATAAAGAATTTATTGACGCTAATAGATCTAATATGACACTAGTTGAACTAGCCTCTAAATTACAAAGATCAGATAAGGTTGTTGAGACATATTTGAAAACACTTACTCCTACAACTGATACCAATAATGGTGGTTCAGATATAAATCTATACGCAAGAAACAAAGAGCGTGGTGTAGTTGTTATGACAGAATCTGCTTCAATGTCAGCGGATGAAAAAAAGACTAAATTAGATGTATACTCATCTAGAAAATATAGAGATGTAATTCATAAAATTCGGGAGGATTGATATGATTTGCAAAAGTATAGATGGATACATGGAAAAATTATGCTATCATGATCTTATGATCAGTTGGCAAATTACTCTTAATGATGGCACAAAAGCTTATGGAGATTATGACAGAGAAGGATTTGATAATCCTTGGATTAGACTTAAAAGATATTGTGCAGAGAATGATGTATATCCAGTAAAGGTGGAATTACATATGTTTGGTGCGCCTCATGAGATTTTCTTTGAAGATGAAGAAGGTCTAGATGGCGTGTTTGTTATGCGTGGCATGGCTAAAGATCAAGCAATGGATGGAAGTCATTCACAGTCTTTTCAAACAATAACAGTTGGACTTTTAAGAGATGACTGTTCTTGTATAGATGTTGCAAAATATACTTGGCCTATTAGTCAGTTTGAAAAAAGACATAGTACTAGAGTATTGACAGAAGAAAATGTTGCAAGCATGTTATTTAAAAATGGATCAAAAAAACGAGAACATCCAGAAATACAAAAGTTGCTCAACGGGTGAACCCTGTACCGCAGCACAATATATAGCTGAATTGGTGTGTATTAGGAAAAGAGAAAAAGATAATACTGGTAATCTAGAATATAAATTTTGGAATAAATCGCAAAAGGACGAGTATCAGATACAAATCCGAGTTGCCAATAAATTAATAAATAAATATTCAATAGAAGCAGTATTACATTATTTAAATACGGCACACGGTAAAAAAACATACTCGTTAGGTTTTTTACATTCATCTAAAAAATTTGTATTGATTTCTAAATATGTTGAAGATTATATTAAAATCAGTTTTGAAATAACAGAAGCTGAAAAACAAAAACCAAAAAAGACTCTTGACACAGCAAACATTGACAAATTAGAATATACAACCAGACCAAAAAATTTAAAAACTACACTCTTGAATAAGATTAGGAAAGCACAAAATGGCTAAAGAAAAAGATCCAGAATATCTTACAAAGATTCTAAAACAGTATGGTAATATTATATCTAATGGTCAGCAGATCCTAGAGGAAAAACGTAACTACAAAGTTATATCTGTGAGTCCAGCCATAGATATTGCTTTAGGTGGAGGTATTCGTGAAGGAACTTGGCTCACACTTACTGGAGATCCAAAAAGCGGTAAGACAACAACTGCAATGCAAATAGCATCTAATTGCCAAAAGGAGGGAAGACCGGTTATATATTTAGATGTTGAGGGCAGATTGAAAGATATGAACTTTGAAGTAAGAGATTTAGATGCCTCAAAAATGAAAATTATACATCCAGAAGATAAACCACTACCAGCAGAGGATTTTTTAGATGTGGCACATAAGTTAATGAGTCATCCAGATTATCATGGTGCGGTACTTATTATAGATTCTATATCCTCATTAATGCCAGCAAAAGAATTAGATGGAGATATGACCCCCGGTAGGGCTGGATTACCAAAGATTCTATCTATCTTTACTAAAAAGATGGGTCAGCTCTTACCAAGACAACGTGGCTTAATAATAGCAATTACACACTTCATAGCAAACACAGCTGGATTTGGTGCCACTAAAATGGCTGATGGTGGTACAAAAATTCAATATCAAGCAGATACAAGAATGGAAATCAAGAGTGGTGGAGAAAAGCTATCCGCTGTAACTCCTTGGACTAATAATAATCAAGAAAGAATTGGTCAGGTTGTGAACTGGAAAATTTTATGTTCATCGATGGGGCCACCCGGTGGACAAGTACAAAGTTGGATTAGATATGGTCATGGAATTGATAAAGTGCAAGAGGTATTGATTCTTGCTCTGGATCTTGGTATGATAGATAAGGCCGGTGCATGGATGACATGTTCCTTTATGGGGCAGCATAAAGACTTAATTAAGAAGATAAAACCAGATTTGGATATCGAAGATAGCGAAGCGATAGAAAAGGCTTTTAAGTTTCAAGGACAAGATAACCTATATCAATTTTTAGTATCTAATCCAGAAGTAGTGTCAATATTGGAAAATAATATTAAGTGTGTGATATGAACATATTAGGACTAGATGGTAAAAACTATAGTTGGAACCCGTCTGCAAATCAAGCAGACACAGAAAATAGATCATCATTACATATGATGGCAAAAGACTTATTGAATGAACTATTTCCACATGATAGAGTTTTAGAAGAGGTATCTTTACCCGGAAGTAAGACAAAGTACAGAAACACTGTATTGAGAGCCGATTTTTTCATACCAAATAGAAATTTGATCATAGAAGTTCATGGAGAGCAGCATTACAAATTCAATAAATTCTTCTTCAAAAACAAGTTACATTTTTATCGTGCAAAAGCCAGAGATAATGATAAAAGAGAGTGGTGTGATATTAATTCCATCAAGTTAGTTGAACTAAATTATAATGAGGATATAAATGAATGGAGAAGAAAGATTTGAAGTATTCAAGTCTTCTATTGAAGATTG